TAGTGTAGGTACATCTGTCATGATGTCATAGGTAGTTAATGCACTATTAGACGTATTAAAGTTATTCTCTGTCCAGTTGTTACCATTACCAGAGTTATCTGTGCCACGACCTTTTAAGTAGAATCCGTTAGTGCCGTATGTGCCTGTGTATTCTTTAGGTTTCCATACACCTGTGTCTTCATTGTATTCACCAAAGTCTGATGGTGTTAATGCTTGTCCGTCTACGAAGTTGACTTCTGTCATGTAGCCGTCAAAGTATTCAGTGCCATATGCTATTTGACCACTAATTTCATTATATTGATTTTGATAAGCATATGTATGTAAATGGTTTAGAGGAGGGTAGCTGCCTGTTACAGTTTGTAACACTCCATTTACATAAATCTTTTGCCTGTTTGTGCTTGTTGCATCTGTAGAATCATATTGAAGAACAATGTGATACCAAGCAGAAGGGTCACGAAACACAGCAGAAGTTATAATTTTATCATTACTTGTGCCACCTGGTCTAAATTCTAATTGGTCACTTGCATTAAAAGCTAATTCAGCACCAAATTGAACCGCACTATATCCACTAAAAATATATTCTAAAACACCTAGCTTACCTCGTTTTATCCAAACACTAAACGTCATTTTTTTAGCGTCTTGACAAGCAACTGCATAAGTTCTAGTTAAATAAGCAGAAGCAGATTGACGAAAGCGTAAGCTATCGGTAAGGTTGTATCCACCAGCACTATTAGCACCCATACCTACAAACATTATGCAACCCCTAAAGAACGACCTTGTTCATATAAGTTTGTGCCGTCACTTCTAAATGTAATGTAGTCTTTAGAATTAGCAGCAGTAGATAGTGTAGGTGCAGTTGCACCTGTAAATTTAAACACGCTGTTCCATGATAATGTTCTTGAACCTGTACCGTCTTGTAAAATTTCTAATGCGTAAAAAGCACCATTAACAAGATTGGTAGGTGCAGCCATAGTTCTGTTACCACCTAAAGTAACTGTTGCAACCTGTCCTGTTGCAGTATCCCAACTAATAGATGCTCCGTCTGTTAATGTAATAGTAGGTGAGTATCCACGACCAGTTACAGCAATACCTGCTGATGTCACAGACATTACAGTTGTACCTGCTGACTGAATATCTATGTTACCAGTATTATCTGCTGTAGTAACGATACCACCTACACCTGTGGTAGATGCGTTGATTGTTGTTGCCATGAATGACTCCTATATAACCATATAACGACTGCCACTAGGAATAGTAAATGCTACTCCACTAGAAACAGTCTGTGGGCCAACAGCAAAACCATTGTAATCTGTTGGTATTGTAAAGTTTGAACTTATTGTCTTGTGTGTTAAAGAAACACCATTGCTTGCTGCCACTTGTGGTGCATACATTGTATCTGTAGAATCTAAGTGTGCAGACTTTTCTGCTGCGTAAGTACAAAATACATCTGATGTGCCTGACAAAGTAATTGCACTACCACTATTGCTAGATTCTAATACAGTATCTCTAGACAAAGTAGTACCACTTGCTGTGTATGTGCCTATACCTACTTCCCAATTATTACCTGATACGAGTGTGTAGAAAGTTGTATTTCCATCACCGATAACAGAAAACGATTGGAAACCAGTAGACGCACCTGCAAGGGTAACTGTACCTGTGCCAGTAGTCGTAGTCGTTTCTTTGACTCTATCTTTTACGACAAGTGCCATGACTTATCCTTATGCTAATGTTACAGTTAGGTTGCCTGATGTGATTTTAAATATGTCACCACTATCAATAGTCTTAGAACTGTCTAATGCAGTATGGTATAAAAGGTTACCTGATGATGAAGCATCCCAAATACCAATGTGAGTTACCGTACCCCAACCAGCAGTTGCTGTAGGAAAAGTAACATCGGCATCCGTTGCGATAGAACCTGATGTGCCTGCTGCGGTTGCAAAAGAAGCAGATGTTCTGGCATAAGAACCACCTGATACTTCTGCACCTGAACCATCATCTGTCGGGTCTGCTGTGTGTAGTGATATATACGGTGTTGCTACTGTTGTAAATGCAGTATTGTTAAGTGTTGCGTTTAACATTGCATTTTCTAAATAATTTGACATTTCAGCCATAGTTAATTACCTCATTGATAAAGTTATAGTCATTGGACTAGATGGATATTCTGCATCATCGTCACTTCGTGTTAGTGAATCTACGCCTCTTTGGTACAATGCTGCCCAAGTTTGTAGTCTTTCATCATTCATCAAATAGGGTTCAGCCTCACCTAATGACCCATAAAGTAACAAGTCTGGGCAGTTAGCTAAAAATAAGTTTGATGAATTACTGTCGCTTAAATAATCTGGTTTATAGTAATAAACCATGCGTAATGTATAAGTGGAATCTGGTATTGGTGCAAATTGAAATTCGCTACCTAAAAGTGTATAAAATCTTGGTTGGCCTGATTGTTTAGACCTTGTGTTCCTAAAGAAGTTAGATGTATTTTCAAACTGCACAACGCCTACAGGATTAGAATCTATGTGCAAATCTTTCATTGCTAGGAAGTCGCTAGGTAATGATACCGTTGCATCGCCTGCGGTAGTTGATGCAGTAGCTACTTTTAGCATAGGTCTAATGCGTAAATCTCTACGCAATCTATCTTCTGCTAGACGAATAAACTCTGGTATCTGGTCTGTTAAATCAGTACGAGCTAGATAGTTTGCTATCGTAGTTTTTAGCGTTGCATAATTAGTAAAAAATGCCATTTAGATTCTACCTTGTTTTGTTCTAAAAAATCGGTTGTCTGGATGATTTAAAAATTCTTTAAATTTCTTTTGGTCAAGCACATGGAATCCTCGCATAATGCCTTGTTTGTTTAACTCATCTATTGCTACCATAGGGATACTTGCAATCTTATTGTCAAATATATCGTTGCCCCAAGTGCTAGTTGATGCGTTGTATTCTTTTTTATTTTGTTCAACAATATCTGTTACATCTTGCTCTGTTGCGATAACTATACCGCCATCATCTGTATCGTGAAATTTATGTTTTTTCATAACTATCCTAAAAGATATTGCCCTCCGAAGAGGGCATATCTATTTATATTACTCAGCTAAGTCAGCAATAATTGCGTGAGCTTTTTCGTTTTTCACTTCAAGAGTGTATTCAACGAGTAGTTGAGTTTTTTCTGAGTCACCAGTTTTAGCCAATTCATTAGTTTGGAATGGGCGTAGGTATGCAACTGCTGCATACTCTGGGTCAAGAACAAATGCTACTTCACCACCGTCACCAGAATCAGCAGTCATAAATCTGTTAGGAACAACAGATAATGTACCGAAGTCTGATAGGTATACATCAGCAGCACCAACAATAGTTGTAGGAGCATTTGATGGAGCTTCATAACGCTGTTGAGCAATACCAGCAAAACCTGATACTACTTGTTTCTGTGTTGGAGTTACCATAAGAACAGATGGGTTACCACCTTGTACAAATGCTTGTTTAACAGCAGATTTAAGCATAGCTTCTGTAAATGTTGCATCTGTACCAGATACACGAGCAGTTGTACCACCTGAACCTGCTGTACCGCTTGCACCTAAAACAGCATTAGTGCCTAACCATGCTTGTAAACCACCTAATGTACGAGCTGTTGAAGAATTACCAGCAGCAGCTACATTGTTAGATAGTAATGTTTTTTCCATATCACGTTTTAGCTCAGATGATGCTTTAGCTAATTGATATGCTTTTTCAGATTTACGACCAGCTTTATCAACTGACTCTTGAGTGCCAGCGATTTGTACTGTTTTTGTAGAAATCTGAGTTCTGTTACCAACACGAGCTGTTGGAGTAACAGTTAATGATGTTGCATCTGCACCTTCAACTGCTGCGTTATTAGCTACGGCCGCTGCAAGTGCGTCGGTTTGCCATTCGTGGTAAACAGCAGTTGCTTTTGTTTTACCAACTGAACTCATAAAAGGAGTATCAGTAGGAGAGATATTGTAAATCACATCGGTTAAATCTTCACGATTACCAATGGATTGATAAGTTTGAAATGTTGCCATTTTTATTCACATCCTTATTAAATAAAGTTTTCAAATAAGATTGCGGCATCTTGTTTACTTCCTGTTTTTCGCAATCTGTCCATTTGCTGTTTTGTAATATCTCTATTACCAGCTTTGACTTTGGTACCAGATTTAACCATTTTAGGAGCCTGAGCCACTTTCTTTTTGACATTAGGCTTAGATTTTTGCATATCATCATATCGCTTTGCTTTTATTGCAATTAATATTTGGCGATGATCTACAACTTGGCTTAAGTCTTGATCTGTGTAACCAAACGATTTTAGATAAGAACGAATTTCATTTTTGATTTGTTCGCCTTTCTTCATGTCTGAAAACTCTGGTAGGTGTTGTGAAAATTTCTTAGCTTCCTCAGCAATATATGCATTCATATTACGGACATATTCCGCTTGTTGCTCTTTAGCAATGCGGTCTTGTTCGGCCTTCAGCTTAGTTAATTGTTCTTTTCTTTCCGTTATTTCTGCCACTTTGACAGCGTAACCTACTGGGTCATT